GGGAGAACACGGAGCTATTTAAATCCAAGACCTCCCAGAACCCCTTCCTCGCTGGAGAGTTCATTAAGGCAGTTGCCAAGCAATATTCTGACAAGCAAGCTAATCAGGAATTAGACGGAGAATTCGTCGATCAAGAGGGAGCGGAATGGCCATCCGCCCATTTCGGGGAACATATCTGGTTTGAAGAGTGGCCAAAGAATTCCAACATTAAAATCAAGACTATGTCAGTTGACCCGTCCAAGGGGAAAGATGCACGGCATGGGGACTATACGGCAATTATCAAGCTGGCCCGTGATAATAACGGAATCATCTATTGCGATGCAGAATTGAAGCGCATGGATGCTGAGACGATGGTAACCAAAGTGGTTGCAGAGGCTGAAGCATTTGAGCCGGATGGCCTTGGAATTGAAACCAACCAATTCCAGCATCTACTAGCTACGCAAATACTTGAAGAATCAAAAAGGCAAGGAAATGCTATTCCAATCATGCAAATCTATAATAATATAAATAAAGATGTGCGTATTAGGAGGCTGGGGCCATACCTCGCCAATAAACTAATTCGATTCAAGCGTAGTGAAGGCACTCGCCTCCTTATTGCACAGCTGCGTGAGTTCCCGCTTGGGAAGCATGATGATGGTCCTGATGCCTTGGAAATGGCATTACGGACTATGATTTCCATCTGGAATGGCAAGCGGGCTCCCTTGGCAAGAAGGATAATCGCATGAATACTTGGCAAAAAATAATCAATTTCCTTCTTCCGCCAAAACCGTCAGAGGAGCATGGGAAGCGTGTCAAGAGGAACTTGCGTGAAAATGTACTCACGAATGATTTTTGGCTTGGCAATTATGTCGATCTTCTTGACCGTTTCCGTGATGGAGGCGTGTTCGCTTATCCAATCTCAAATCCACAGGATCGGCGTTACGGGTCGAATTTCCCATTCTGGTATTCAGAACAACAGCTATCCATTATCAGGGCTCAAGCCCGATTGGTTACCACTACGAATCCAAATGCAATTGGACTCCTTAATGGATTATGCAGCTATGTCATTGGCAGTGGATTCAATTATCGTGTCGCCCCCAAGGGTACAATTGAAATTGACGAATCCACAGTGCGTCGATGCCAAGATGTACTCGACAGATTCCTGAATGAGAATGAATGGGATCTGATGGAGGATGAGATCTTCAAGCGTTCCCGCACAGATGGCGAATGCTTCCTCCGCCTGTTCCCTCAACCTTCTGGACGGTTATTGGTTCGTACAATTGAGCCGGAACAAGTCTATCAACCACCCGGAGAAGACTTTGCCCATTGGTCATATGGGATCGAAACTGATCCAGACGATGTATTCAACCTAATCAGCTATTACATCGACTACAACGCTCCAAAGGGCGAAGAGGAGCGTGATGCTACTGCTGGAAATGTGAATGGGGAAATGGTCCCAGCCGATAGGATTATCCACATCAAGTGCAATGTTCCAAAGGCAATTAAGAGGGGATTGTCTGATTTCAGTTACGATACGCTAGATACATTTTCTACTTCGGCTAAGCTACGCAAGAATTTGGGAGAAGGGGCATCAGTACAATCGGCCATTGCTGCTGTTCGCCAGCATGATGCAGCGTCTGCTGCTCAAGTAGAATCGTTTGTTGATGACATGGTTGACTATTCTGTGAACAATGTGCCAAGTGGGCGACAAACGGACTATCAGCGCATTGAGCCGGGAACATTCTTAGACATTCCAAAGGGAATGAATTATGTGAAACCACCCGGAGCAGATAGTGCAAGAGATCATCTAGAGATCTTCCAATCGCTACTTCGCTCAGCTGGCAATCGACACAATGCGCCAGAGTGGTTGTCTTCTGCCAATGTTGCTGGGGCCAACTATGCTTCCAGTTTGACGGCTGAATCCCCATTCCTTCGCAACTGCGTTAGGATGCAGACTTTTTATCGACGATACTTTTTGAGGATTGCCCGTGAAGCAATTCGTACTGCTGCTGAAATGGGCCAATTGCCAATTAACATCTTGGATGTAATTGATGTTATGGTTACTCCCCCAGCAGTGGAGGCCCGTGACAAGATTGCTGATTCTCAAGCCAACCAGACTTATATGACTATGGGGATCAAGTCTGCACAGACAGTCACCCAAGAGCTTGGCCTTAATTTTGACGCAGAGCAGCGCAATATTGAGCAGCAAGCTGAGAAGATGGCATCTGAGATTGCACCCGGCCAAGAGGATTCGTCTCAAGTGTCTGATTCTGCGCTAAATGGATTGCAAATTGAGAATCTGGTAGGCATCGTCATGAGGGTAGCAACTGGGCAGATTCCAGTTGAAGTTGGCAGATCAATTGCATCTGCTGCATTCCCGCTAATGCCTCAAGATCAGGTCAATGCTATTTTCCCTGAATCATTGCACGGGACACAGGAGTTGCCTCCTCACTCCTCTGGACGGTCAGATCCAACGGGTCAAGATCCAATGGCTCAAGAGTCTGAAGATCCATTAACAGTTGCGCCTGTCCAAGAATCTAGTGGCGATGGTAAATATGGCCACATAACTTTCACGCCTCCTGATTCAGTTCGTAAAGCTGCTAAGCGTGGACTTGAGCTAAGGAAGAAATACAATAGGGGCGGAACAGCCATAGGGGTGGCCCGTGCAAGGGATTTGATGAATGGTGCAGAACTTTCTCCATCAACCATCAAGCGCATGGTAAGTTACTTTGCCCGTCACGAAGTGGACAAGAAGGGCGAAGGATGGGGTAAAGATTCCGCTGGCTATGTCGCATGGCTATTGTGGGGCGGAGATTCTGGCAAATCTTGGGCCAACAAAGTGGCCAATCAAATGGATTCGGCGGACAAAAAGAAATGACGCTACTTGTCAATGCTGAGCATGATCCGCTTGATCTATGCAAGCTGACTGTAACTTTTATGCTACAGTTAGGGACAGTGAATGAAATTGTTAAGCATCAACCAAATAACTCACAAGCAATTGAGAAAAAGCAGTATTTAGAGAGTGGATTAAAAACCCACATAGCTGAATGCGAGAGATGCAGGAATTCACTAAAGGATTTTTGATATGGATTTCAAAGATAGGATCAAAGAGTTTAGGCGCATAAAAGCCAGTGATCTACTGGCTAATCCGCTAAACCATAGGGTCCATCCAGAGAAGCAGCGCAAAGCATTACGCAAGACTCTAAAAGAGATTGGCTTTGCTGGAGCGTTATTATGCCGTGAACAGGATGGCAAGTTAATCCTGATTGATGGGCATATGCGGGCAGCTGAGTGTGGCGATGCCGAAATTCCAGTCCTAATTCTTGATGTGAATGAGGCTGAGGGTAACAAGATTCTCGCCTCGTATGATGCCATCGGATCAATGGCGAGAATCGACGAGAAGATTTTAAATGATCTGATGGATTCATTCACTAGCGATATTGGTGATGTATTCGGTGAAATGAGTTCATCAGGAAATATTTTTGAGGAAGACGAAGAGAAACAAAGGAAAAAAGAGGCAGAGGAAAACGAATTAAAGGAAAAGGAGCAAAAGGAAGATAAGGCAAGGCGAGAGCGAATAAAGAGTGGCGAAGAACTACTTGGAGTTAAGCCGGGAGAACTGTGGAAAATTAGGGATGGATCTTATATCTACTGCGGTAGTTATAAGGACAAGATTTTCACAGATATGTTTATTGAGATGGCGAATTTTGGCGCAAAGTCTCGAACATACTACAAAGTTATGTTAAACGCTCCACGGGCAACAACTGCGGAATATGGTGCATTTGATTTTCTATCTAACCTAATTGAATTAGACGAAGGTTGGACATTTACAAATAACGATCCGGCTCTTCTCGCCTCTCTGCTGGACAGTAACAGTGTCAAGGGGCTATATACATTTTCCAATGGTGATTTTTCGCAAATAACGACATTTCACCATAAGAATAAATCTGAACCTATTTCCCATATGAAGAATCATTTCAATGAGGAAACTGACAGGGAAAGGGGTAGGCATTTAACAGCAAATGTTGAATCGTTTCCTCCTCCAGTGAATGGAGCAAGAGTTCATAGATTTGCATTAGAAAGAATTATTGTAAGAACTAAGAAACACGCATCAGCACAAGAAAAAACTGTTCCATTTCTAATTATCCCATGCTCAAACACTGGGCTAATTACACGAATTGCTTTATCTGGTCACCATTGCAAAATATTGGCAGCTGAGCCAGACCCAAATTTGGTAGAATACACTCTCCAAAACTTTTTCGCTTTTCCGGCAAGGCATCATCAAAACCGGGAAACTATGCCTCCACCAAAGAGGATGATTCGATGGAAGCAGCAACTAGGCGATTTAACGAACTCTTAGCTGCAAAAGTTGGGATTGAGCAGATAGAAGCACTACATGACGCAGATATTGCTTCAAGGAAACTGCTTGGACTAATATCTCAACGGCAAAAATTGGCAACAAATGCCAAGGATCTCAACGACTACACTTCAATCCATTTCAATTTGGAATGTATCTATCTGGAAATGAACAGTCTGGTAAACAGATTGTGCCCAAAAATACTTGAGGATCATTCAAAACGGCTCAATTCAATTATGGCGGACCTCCTTGCAGGGAAAGATTTACAGGAGTCAAAGCGCACAATTGCCCGTGATATTTTCCCCGGTATCCCAAAAAATTTAATCCTTGAAATAATTCGCAACAGGAACATTCCTCAGAGAATTATGCAAAAAATGTCTCGTACCCGGATGAATCCAACTGCCGTAGCGCAACTGGTGGCAATCCAAAAAGATCCGTTAATCCGGTCTTCAATGGTTACCCAATATTTTCAAACTATGCGGAATAATGCCTATATGATTGCCCGGACGGCAATTAGTTCAATGATGGGCCAAGTTGCACGAAATACATATTCAGCACTGCCCAAGGAATTAGTGGGTTTTCAAATCCATGCCATTCTGGACAGTAGAACAAGACCAGCGCATCGTGAACGAGATAAGACGGTTTATTACAAGAATCCTCGCTATGACAACCTTGGTTTTGACCAGATGCCAAATCCTCCGCTTGAAGCGGATGGATCAACTGCATTCAATTGCAGATGCTGGCTAACGCCAATCTTGAATATGGAGCCAACCAAATTTTATGATTTCAAGGGCAGAATTATTCCAGATGCCAAAACTTTTAGCCAATGGTTTGGGTCAAGTACGAAAGATAAACAGGTTTTAGCGATTGGTGTTAAACGGCATCAGATGGCTTCAAAGCGTTTAAAGAAGGGCGAAACGCTCCAGTGGTGGCATCTACTAGACCCGGATTCTGGAATGTTACTAGATTTAGATGAAATAAAATCAGAATCTCCGCAAAAAAGGGCAGGAAGAATTAAAAAAGCAAAAAATATCATATTCAAGCCTTGACACAATTTTATATTGCTATCAATATATCCAATATGCCAACTAATCTTTCGCTTCTAGAAGACCTCAACTCTATTATTCCACTTAGCCAATGGTCAAGTGGGAAAGAGGCTTTGACGGTTGATCGTGAAGCGGGGATCATCAAAGGCATTAAAATTCTTGGGTTCACATCCCAGAATGGTAGGCGTTATACGCCTGAAGCCTGCAAAGCTGCAATTTCCTTGTACGAAGGAAAAAAGGTCAATATTGACCATCCAGAAAAAGGCCCAACCCAGCAGCGTTCAACATACGACCGCTTTGGAAAGTTTATCAATGTAAGATTCGTCGAAGGCGATGGTCTTTTTGGTGATCTTCTCTACCTCAAAAGCCATGAGATGGCTGAGAGTGTATGCGAAGCTGCTGAGCGCAAAGAACTCAATGATGTATTTGGAATGAGTCATAACGCTCAGGGCGAAGGATCTGTAGATAAACAGGGTATATTCGTTGTCTCAAGGATAACAGAAGTGCGCCATGTCGATCTCGTCGCAGACCCGGCAACGACTCAATCGCTCACGGAATCAGCGACAACAAAGCAGAAAACAGAAGAAGCAGCGTACTCTGGAGTTTATCGAACGAGTAAAAAACGCTCTCCTAAAGCGAGGAGGGGATTCGTGAAATCTAAGAGTAAAAGCGCAAACAAGCCTACTGGAACTATTAAAGAGAGTGAAGACGAGACTAACCCAGTAGCTAATGAAAAAGAGGCGGGTAGAAAAGACTTACACCACCGGATTATGCAGATCATTACCCGTGATGATATGGCTGATGATCGTAAAGCTGATGCTGTTCTTGATTTCCTTATGGATGAAATGGGGGACGAAGAAATGGATGCAACTGAGGCTATGGATCGTATTGATGATTCAAATAAGGATCAGAAGGGCGATATGCCAGCTGATTCAGGATCGGATGATACCGAAGAGGCGAAGGACAATAAGAAGTGTTCTAAGTGCGGTTGCGATTGCCAAGGCAGCATGGGTGCTGAAGAGGGTAGTTGCAAAGAAGGCGAAGAGGAAGATGGTGGCGAAGATAAATATGCAGATAAGAAGGAGCGCATGAAGCCTGTAAAAGAATCTAAAGATCCTAAAGAAGAATTGAAATACTTGAGAGCTAAGGACAACATTCGCAACTTGTGTGAGCAAGCTGGAATTAAGTTTGAAGATTCTCTTGTAGAAGACCTTTCGAGTCTTTCGGCTTCTTCTCTGGAGCGTCAGATCAAGCGTATTGCTGCTTCTGAAAAAGCTGCAAAGCCCAAATGCCCACCAATCAATGCCCCACTTCAAGAAAGTAAGGGTAATGGTATTCCTGAAGGTGATTCTTTGTTCCGTTGGTTGCAAAACTAAAAAGGGGGTACGACGATGAGTACGACTTTTGGTGGTGGCAAACTCTATAAACCAGCAAGCGATACGGTGATGAGCCTCGCTAGCGCAGCGTCAACTGCCATCAGTGTGGGAGATCTGCTTTACTGGGACAGCACCAACAAAGTGCTGAAGCCCTTCGATGCTTATGTAGCAACTGGGACGGTTAATACCGATCAAGCTGCAATTCGTGCAGTTTTCGCTGGCGTTGCCCTTCAAGGCAAGCTAGCAACTGATGCCAGTGCTGGCTATCCAGCCTTCAATGGTGAATCAATCACCTTCGCCCCTGATGCTTTGTATGAAGCAACTTGTGCAGCTACCACTTTTGAGCCCGGTGATCTGGTTGCAGCTTCGGTTGCAGCAACTGCTGGTGCTGGAAATGTTGCAGCGCAAACACTCGTGAAGACCACCGATTCTGGTGAGGCACTTGGTTATGTAGTTGAGCGTTATGCATCGAATACCACATCGGTGCGAGTGCGGTTGATTGGGCGATGGTCGCCTTACAACTTCGCTGATTACAACACCATCACCTCAGCCTGATCCACAACACAATAAGAAAGGTACTGATCCATGAACACGATGAAACTTAGAAATCTGTACGAGTCCCGAACTAAAGAAACCAACGGTCGATGGCGTTTCCTAACCGAAATGCGCCAAGGTCTTGGTCTTTGCGACAAGGAAGGGAACGACAACAAGGACTTTGCTGGCAACCGCATCTTGAAGGACCGTAGCGTCCGTCCAGAGCAGTTCAGCCTGCAAGAGCTTGCTGAATCCATTGTTGGGCCAAGCTGGAGGCAGATCTTTAATCCTGAATCCGGCACAATGAATCAGTACACCGTAGCTCGTTCGCTGGTGGAAACTGGTTTTCCCAATGAGCAACGGGCACTGGTTGAGGCCACTGGTTTTGGTCTTGATCCTTCAGCCTTTCTGAACATCAATACTTTCACCTCCATCGTTGGTGGACTGGTTGAAGTAAAGATTTTGGAAGCATTCCAGAACCCTGCTCTGATTGCTGATCGCCTGATGCCTGTTGAGTCCACAAAGCTCAATGGTCAGAAGATTATCGGTCTTCAGAACATCGGTGATCGTGGGCGCAAGCGGGGTCCCGGTGAAACTCATCCCCGTGCCCAATTCGGGGAGCGTTGGATCGAGACTCCAGAAACCCGTGAAAATGCCTTGGCACTTGATGTTCTCAAGGAAACGGTTTTCTTTGATCTGACTGGTGCAATCCTCCAGCAGGCATCTAGTATCGGCACTGAGTTGGCATACCGTAAGGAACTTGAAGTAATTGATACCTTCCTTGGTGTCAACAACTCATTCAAGTACAGCGGTACTGCTTACAATACTTTCCAGACGAGCCGAACACTTGGCTATCTGAATGCCCATACGAACCAGCTAGTAGATTGGACTTCACTCCAGTCTGCTTATATGCTGTTCATGCGCCAAGAAGATCCCCATACGGCAAAGCGTTTGCTCATTACGCCGGATACCATTTTGGTTAATCCAGCGAGGATGGCAACCATCAATCTGATCATTGGGGCATCCTCCACTGATCGCCGTACCACTCCGGGTTCAACTCAGGCTACTGCTTCTGAATTGAACATTGCCAGCACTCCGGGCAATCCTTACAGTGGCCAGTTCAATGTTGTTACCAGTCCGCTTGTTGAGCAGCGATGCTTGGCAGCTGATGGTCTGAACTTGAGTCAGGCTAACACTGATGGCTTGTGGTTCATGATGCAAGCTGGTAAGCCCTTCCGCTATATGCAGAACTTCCCGCTGACTGTAACCCAAGCAAGCCCAAGCCAGTACGAAATGCTGGATCGGGGCATCGTAGCATCCTACTTCGCTGAAGAGCGAGGTATCCCAAGCGTCTGGAGTCCTTGGCACATCGTCAAGAACAACAACGCTTAATAACTGAGGCATACAGATGAAACCCACCACATCTGATAAGCCTGTTGTTGCTACGCCAATGATGAAGGCATGGGAAGTTGCTTATGGCGATTTACCCCGTGCCTTCATCAAGGCTTATGGCAGAGAACAGGCCAAGAACGAATATCGAATTCGTTACCATCTGCACGAAAGTAGACAACCAATCGCATTGGAGATGAAAGATGTCAGCGGAAACTGATCTAGATCAGGCAATCGCAAACATCTCTTCAGCGATCAAGGAAATAACTGCTAGTCCCAAGCCCAATTACACGGTCGATGGTCAGACCGTGGCTTGGGGGGACTATCTCGATACATTGACAACCAAACTGGCATCATTGATAAAGACCAAGCAGCTTATTGGTGGACCATATCAGCGCATGACAAGGATGAAATTCCGATGAAATACGCCAAAATTGACGCAGCTACAGCTGGATCAAACACTGTTGTTGCTGCTGTTACAGGTAAAAGAATTTTGGTGTTACTGTATGCCGTCACGAGTTCAGCGAACCAAAACGCATATTTTGCTTCAGGTTCTACAGCAATTACTGGAACACTGTATTTTGGGAATCACAGCAATACGATGGCAGCATATGGAGCAATGACTCCAGCTGGTACTGTTGGAGTGCTTAGAACCGAGATTGGCGAGGCCTTGAATTTGGTTCTAAGCGCATCAACAAGCCTTGGTGGTCATTTAACCTACATGGTAACGGACTAACAAAATGGCAAATATCAGAACAGTATTGACAATTCAATACACTGATGAGTTGCCACCAGAAGAATCAATTCTTCCAGCTATTCCAGTTAAAGAAGAGAGAACTAAGCCCACTGGCATACTTTCAAAGGTAGGCGATTTCTTTACAAATTTATTTGGTAGATTTTCTGGGAAAAAGGCTAAAGACAAAGAAGTGGTTCAAGATGAGCCAACGATGGTTGAATTTGAACCTCCAGAGGTTGATAGAAAAGCTAGAAAAAAATATTTGCTTCAGTTTGCATCACAAATTGTTGAGAAACATAAGCAAAATATTAATGTTAAGTATCCTCCAGCATCATTGCCGGGTGAATATCCAGCGAGACGATCTGGAAAACTGCAAAGAAGCATTTACTACAAGCCTCGCACTGCTGAATCGCTTGAGGATAACAGCAGGATAAAAATTGGATATAAGAGTCAGGGAAAACCTGATCCTGCATTTTATTCTAAAATATTGGCTGGAAGAGGAAGACTTGGATTGGCCGATACGGCAGATAATATGCCAAAACCAAGTAAATTTGGTCAAATAGAAATACGCTATCCGGGGGATAGATCGTAATGCTAGATATATCGTCAGACTATGAAGTATTTGACAACAAAGAGAATATTTCATTTCAAAATATTGGCGAAAACTCTATAGTAATTTCAAATGTTATTCGCCGTCCAGCAAATCTTGCATTTGAAAGTGCTGCTGGGACAATTATGTACACTGTAGCAGTTGAATTTGTTATTTGGAAATTAGAAGCACCTGTAACATTTATACCAAAATTAAATGCAAAAATTACAGACAATTTAGGAAAAATATATAATGTAGACAGCATTGAGGATGGCGTGTTACGATCTAGATGGAATGTAAAAGCTACTGCTCAAGCATCACTTGGGGTTAATTGATGGCTAGTTCAGTATTTTGGGAAGCACTGGTTTACACCAAGCAGCGTCTTGAGGCGATTCCAGCAATCCCAACTGTTAAAATTCGCAAGAAACCTGTACTGCTCCAAGAAGACACGATCCCAATTATCCTTGTCACTCCGGGTAAGGAAAAGGTTGGGATGGAAGCATTTGAGCGGGTAGTCGAATATATCTACGAAATCCAGATAACTATGATCCGGCCCGGCAATCGTATATACGAAGCAGATGTTGAATCGTTCTTAAAATTAAGACAATCTATTAGAAATAGTCTTTACCAGCCAAATCTTCCCGGTGCAGACACAGTAATTGATGCAATTATTGAAACAACCGCACCTTTTGATGTTGTATCTGGCGATGCAGGCAATTATGATATATCTGGTTTAATTATTAGATATAAAAGTATTGAGGAGCGAGTTAGCTAATGGCACTGAACTCTGCTTCGACATCACTGAGTTTATCTTGGGACCAGCAAAAAACGGTTACTGGATTTGATTCTGTAAGTCAAGGTCCAGATGCCGTATCGCTATCAGTGTCCCCAAATCTAACTGGAACTAATCCAGTAAATATCGTATTCGCAGAGCAGCGAACTTTGGCAGCTTCTGGGTCATATACCTATGACATGAGTACGGGCCTAACCGATCTCCTTGGTAATTCAATCGCATTGGCCCGAATTTTCGCCGTAGCCATCACTTCATCTGCTGGAACAGTTGTATATGCTCCCGGCGCATCAAACGGTCTAGAGTGGTTCCTTGGCGGAACAAGCCCAACTATTAGCATCCCAGCTGGAGCGGGATTCATATTTACGACTCCCACTTTCCAAGCAGTTAGTGGAACTGACAAGACATTGACTCTTTCTAGTTCTGCTGGTGCTACTTACAAAATTGCATTTTTAGGAGGTCAGTAATATGGCTTATTACGCTGGCAAGAATGGATTCCTTAATATCGCTGGTGCTGCTCAACCATTAGAGGAATGGAGCTTAGAACTTGAAACGGAAGAAGTAGAATTTACTAATTTTGAATCGTTTGGAATGAAATCAATT